TCTTGTTGACCGTCGCCATCAGGGCACCTGTCCCGGCGGCGGCATCGCGGCCCGCTCGATGGCCGAGCTGCTGGTGTCGTCGACGATATCGTCGAAGTCCTCGACGATCGTGTTATCGAGATCGGCTTTCGTCGCTGACCTGGTGATCGTGTTGGTGACGACACCGGACACGTTGCGGGTCTCAAGCGTCACGGTCAGGGTCCACGGCGGCACGTTGACGATGTCGATCCGCACCGAGGTGCGGGGATCGGTCCACAGCGCCGCGACCCGGGCGCGCAGCACGTCGAGCTTGTGCGGCCTGCCCTCGCGCCACCACGTGCGGGCGATTCCGGCGACCAGGGCGAGTGTGGGTGTGGCCATTACCGACCCCCGGTCACGTGCGCGAGAACGGATGACATCACGACCAAACGATCGCGCTGGCCGAGCTGCCGGGGCGATTCGCTCGCCCGCTGCCGCCGCTACTCGATCGCGCAGACGTAGAGCGTCGGCACTTCGAGCGGCGGCGTGACCGGGAGCCGGCGCAGGTTACAGCACGCACGTCTACCGTCGACCAGGGCAAACGTAGCCGCGCAATCCGTTGGGGCCTGGGTCGGGTGCATGGCGAACGTACAAGGCATCGTGGCATCGATACAGGGCCGGTCGCCGGTACACCGCCTGGGGTCAGCGCTCGGCCTGAGCCAACAGGCAAACTCGCACAGCCCCGGCGAGCCGCCTGCCGGCCACCAGGTCGGGTCGCAGTTCGTGACCAGGTCATGCGGCGCGGTCTCGCGCGCGTCTGGCGCGATGCACGGGGCATCGCAGCCGGTCACGAGCACCAGCAGCAGCACCAGCAGCCGCGACGTGCCCGTCATCGGCGAAAGCTCCCGGCGTTGGCGCGTTGCTGGTTCGCGATGATGAGCGCGCCCTTGGGGCTGTTCATCGCCGCGTGCACGACGGATTCGTCGTAGTGGTTGTGGATCTGGACCACGACCGGCGCCTGTCTGGCCGCCGCGGTCTGGCTCACGCCACCGGTCGCCGAGCTGTACGGGTATGCACCAACCGAGGCCACGCGCGAAACACCGGCCGACGCACCACTCACGGCCCCCGCAGCGAAATCGGTGCCCGCAGTGTTACTGGCACTGGCCGCGGCGCCGGTGCCTACGGCATCGATAATTCCCATGACAACCTTGGCCTCAAGCCACTTCAACATGAGCTTTTCGATGTCCTCGATCATCGAGATCACCATCTCACCCCAGGCGACCTTCCCGCCGTTGGCGACGGTAACAATCGCGGCGTTGAACTTCTCAAGATCACCGGTCAGTTGAGCGCCGATCGCGCTACCGAGATCCTCGGCCGCCTTGGCCCAGTCTCGAAGCGCCAGCCTGAATTCTTCGTTTCCGGTCAGCTCATGCGCTGCTTTTTTGGCTTCGAGCAGCTTCTCGCGGAGGACCGCCAACGTGCGCGCATAGTCGTCGGTGCCGATGGTCTGCTCGCGCAGCAGATCGTCGAGCGCCTGCAGCTGCGCCATATACTGCTTCTGTGGCCCACCAATCGTCTCAAGCATTTGCTTTTTTACTTGTGCCTGCGCATCTACAGCCTTCAGCTGCGTCGCGATGCCTTTGTCGAACGCCCAGGTGAATTCGTTTTCGCTGGCCGTTGCCTGCCTCTCTTCGATGCCCATCTCGGCAAACGAACGAGCGACCTCCTTGATCTGTTTCAGGTCCGGCGGCTCGTACGCGACCGACACCTCCATCCCGCCGATCTTGCGCGGCCCTACCGCCATCCCATGCAGGTTCGCCGCCTCGCTCACAGCTGCCTGCGACTTGATAAGCTTCAGTAGCTCATCGTTGTACTTGGCGGCGTCGATGGTGCGGCCTTGCAGCAACACGCCGAGAGCACCCAGCGTGATGCCCCATTGCTTGGCCGGTTCATTGAGATCGTGTAGCAGCTTAGCCGCGGCCGACTCCTCAACGCCTGCCGCCTTGAGGCCGTCGGTGTACTCCTTGAACGTGATCCCGTGCGCCGCGTACGCGCCCTTGAGATCGTTGACCGCATCGCGATGCTCGTTCGTGCGGGTCTTGGCCTCGTTGATCGTCTTGCCGAACTGACTGTTTGCCGTGTCCAGCTCCAGCGTCTGTGCACGCAACGCCCGCACGTTCTCGGCATCGTCGCGCGTGATGGTGATACCCATCATGCCGGATGGCAAGCCACGAGCGAGGAGCTGGGCTCCGGGGCTGTTCGCCACTGCCTGCTTCAGCTGGCCGGCGTGATCCGATATATCGTCCCAATGCTTCTTTTGAGCGACAAGCACATCGTTGACGTTGTTCAGCTCGCGCCATAGCTTGTGCACGTCCTCGGCAAGCTTCTCGGCGACCTTTGATTCGGCGACCTTGCCGACCTCGATGTTGAGCTGCGCGGCGCGATTCCTGGCCTCGCTAAATGCGTTGGGCATCGCGACTCCGACAGACTCCAGGAAGATCTTCGTTCTCGACGTGGCGTCTGCCGCGCCCTGGTCGTACTCGCCGATCGATATGCCCGCACGCTCCGCCGCTGCAGCGGTAGCCGCAAGCGCTGCGTTCTGCTCGAGCGCTGTGCCGACCATCTTGGTCATCTCATCGCGCTTAGCCTTGAGTGCGACCACCCGCTCCTTCTCTCGCTCGATGGCTTCGTCTTGTGCTCGACTGTAGATCTCGCCTTCGTTGCCCTCGGCGCCACCACTGCTCCCTGGCATTATTCCCTGTCGCTGAGTAATGATCCGTTCCTTTTGGCGGAATTCTTCCTCAAGTTCAGCGTTCGTCGCCTTGCGCTTGGCGTAGTTCGCGTCCAGTGCAGATGTCTCCGCGAGGATTGCCTGCATTAGGTCTTCGGTACCAATCTTTCCCGACGCGAGCGCCTTGGTCAGCTCTACGCGAGTCATCCCGAAGTGCTCAGTCCAGATGTCGGCGATCTCCGGCACCTCGCGCATGATGCCTTTCAGCTCACGCGTCTCCATCTTTCCCGATGACAGCGCGTAGCTGAACTTTTCCATCAGCCCGCCTGCATTCTCGACCCCCTTGCCGGCCAAGATGAATGCCTCGCCCATCGACTGCAGTAAGCGGTTCTGTTCAGCATGCGAGACATTCAGACTGTCGGTGCCGTCGCGGACAGAATCATAGAGGCCGATCGTCGTCGCGAGCTTCGCGTGGAGCTTCGCGCTCATCGCTACCTGCTCATCGATCACCACGTTGACCGAGTGGCCAGCGTCCACAAACTTCATCGCGTTGTTCGTCAGCGTCGTGTATTCGTCCTGCAACTCTTTGTACGCTTGGACCATTTCTCGTATCTGCCCGACGGCCCCCATCAGCATCCCGATACCAGGGAGCGCGGTCAGCGCGCCTTGAATCCCGCCCGAGGCGAATCCACCGGCGACGCCAGCCACACTTGGACCGCCTGCTTTCTGTTGCTCCTGCGTCGGGCCGTGCATCGTGCCCTGCGTCTTGATCAGCCGCTGCAGCTCGTCGTCGTACTCGGCCGCGCTGAGCTTGTTGCGCTTGTAGAGTGACTCGAGCGCATCCATGTCGGCGCGGTACTCGCGCATCGGCCCGCGGACCCGCTCAATGATGTCGGCCTCGCGCGCGAGCGTGCCGAGCATGGCCTCGTACGCTGCCTTGAGCTTGTCTGATGTGCCGGTGCCTACGGTCGCCTCGTCGGCCAGGTGCTTGGTCGAGGTCGCCGCTTTTTCACAGGCTGCCGCGAGACTGGCAAGCCCTGTGGCGTTGCCCACGAAGCGGCCCATCGCGTCTCGGGCCTTGTCGGCCGACTCGGTGGTCTTGCCGAGCGCCGCGCCGATCGCGGCGACCTTGGCCGGCGCGTTGCCATCGTCGACGTTTACCGTCAGAAGAAACGCCATCAGCCACCACCCATGATTCGGCCGCGTATATGCGCCGCGGCTTCACGCTCGGCGTGATCGTTATCAAGCTGACGGATGACGTGTTTCATGATTCGGGTCGCCTCTCTGTCAAATTCCTCGGCCTCGCACCACGCAAGGATTGCAGTCACCGGGATCGCGCCGACCGCCATCCCGATCGGCCGGCAGGTGCTCAGCTCGTGCCACGCGTTGATGCAGATCGCCATCGCGAGGTCGCGAGGCGGCTCCTGCGCATAGATCGCAGCGAGATCGCGCTCGACGACGGCCAGCGCAGCACCGGTCTTTCTGTCGAGCGCAACGGTGAGCGCCTTGATAGTCGCCGCGTGCGCCTCTTGCCACGCCAGCCACGCGGCTACACTTTTCCCAGCTCGGCCGCCTCGACGGTCGCCGCGGTAAAATTGTCGGCCGTCTCGCAGAACCGTCGCATTGCATCGAACAAGTCCGGCCTGCCGTCAGGCGGCGGCGCGACGAGCGCGGTCAAGAGATCTACTGTCGCTGCAGGCGACCACGCAGCCGGCTTGCCGTCCTCGGTGACATTGCGCCAGCCGACCACGATGTGGTGCGCGTAGATGTCGATTGCATCGACCCGACCGCGCTCAAGCTGCTCAGGAGAGAACTTCGGCTCGATCGCCCCGACCGGCCTCGACGGCGTGACCGGCGCAGCGTTCAGTCGCTTAAACATGGCGTTCCAGTACGGCCGATTGCCTTCACCTACGACCTTGACTCGCAGCACCATCGACGGCTGACCCGGCTCGGTCGAGATCCCGACGTCGTATTCTCTCGTCGCCTCGACGGGGATGCTTGCGTGCCGGAGTGAAACCTTCATGCCCAAGCCTCGCGCGCGACGAGCAATCGGGGCGATTACGAGGCTGGCAGGTAGGCAAACACCGAGAGCCCGAGCGTGTAACGGCCGACTGCTTCGATGAACGCGCCGCCCTTGGGGCTGATCGTGACCGAGCCGTTCGCGGGAAACTTCGGCACCGCACCGGTGAACTTGAGCGCCGGCAAATTCACGAACACGCCGCCGTTGGCGTTACGCAAAAGCGTTCCGAAGCACAGCGTCGTGTTTGCGGTGCACGCCTTGATCGCGTCGTCTTGGGTCACGACCAGATCCATATCAAGCGTCGCGGCAACCTTGCCGACGATCATCCGCTTGTTGCCAAACGTGCCGTGTTGTTTCTGGCCGCTGATCCCGTTGTCGAAGTGTAGCGCCCAGCTCGTGATGTCGGTCGCGACCTCGGCCTCGGTCGCGGCGTTCAGGATCTTGGTATACGGCTGCTTGGTGGTGGTGTTGAAGCGATCCACGGCCAGCGGCACTGGCGCGGTCGACGCGCCCGCGGCTCGAGTAGTCGATGGATCGGTGACAAAGGTTCCGATGAGCCTTAGCGACGTCTTGACCAGCGCCGCGGCCGGCGCGGTGATGTCAAAACCGCCCACCATGAGCCCCTGCGCATAGACGTACTCGGTCACGACCCCGGCGCCGATCCGGTTCATCGCCAGCTCGATCTGATAGCTCTGCTCCAGGTAGTCGGCGCTCGTGGTCGCGACGTTGCGCAGCCAGCGCGAAAAGTAGATGTCGATCGTCTTGGTCGCGCCGGTGTCGGCCGCGGCGACCGTCCATGCGCGACGCTTGAGCGTGACGAGGTGCGCCGCGACGGTGGCAACCTCGGCCGGGCCACCGTAGCCAGTCGTCGCGAACGCAAACGCGGTGCCCGGCACGCCGCCGATATACAGCTCAATACCCGCGACCAGGCCCATGGTCGTGAAATCCGCGACGGTGCTGGTCAGGTTACCGTTCGCGTCGAGCCCGATATCACCTGCGGCGCCGCGCCATCCTGCGACCTCGAGTGTGGCCAGGTAACCGGACGGCGTCTCGGCCACGCCGCCCGCGACCTTAACCGCGGTCGCCGTCGAGGCCGCGCCGACGACGAACAGGCCGTTATTGGCCGCGTTGAGCCAGCCCTTGGCGTGCACCAGAAGCCCGACCGGTAACGCCCCGAGCGCGGCAACCGTATAGTCGGTCGTGGTGCGTGCGGTCGGGACAAAGAAGCTTTGCCCGGTGCCGCCGGCATGTTTTGCCCTGGCCAGGAGCATGCCCTCGCCAACCTGGCTCAGTAGATCGCACGTGAGATCCATGCCGAGCTTGGGCATCACGTCCGCGTCGACAATCTCGGGCGCTCGCTGCTGTCGCTCGGGTGAGATCGGCGACGGCGAGATCGGCTTGACCTGCAGGTAGAAGTCGCCGATCTGATCCTGATCGGGCTCCATCGTTCGCCAGTTCGCGACCGGCTGCAGCCCAAGCGTGACCTCCGGCGCGATCAGGAGTCCGGCAGATTCAGCGTTGGAGGCAGGCAGGTTCGACATGCGCTCAGCGTCGAGCGCGGCGCCCGATCGGGGCGATTTACGCTGAGACTCGGAGACCGCCTACTTGGTCTCGACGTACCAGAACGGCACCCGCACCAGACACATGTACGAGTCGCCACCGATCCCAACCGGCTGCGTGTAGCCCGCACCCGTTGTAAGCGGCTCGTCGTTCGGGGCCGGCGAAGCGATGTCGATCATCTCGAGCAAATCGCGGCACAGGTCCGCAAGCGCCGCCGCGCCATGTGCCCCGTGATCGGCCGGCGTCCAGAGCTTGACCGTGAACCAGCCATCGCGTCGCACGCGACGCATGCCCGCCCGGCCCATCGTGGTCTGAGACGAGGTCGTGAGGTTTATCGTCAAGAGCGCGAACGTGTCGGTGAGCGGCAGGCTCTCGTTCTCGAGCACCAGCGGCGCGCCAGGCTCCGCAGTTGCCCATCCCCCCACGAACGCCGCCGACACCGCCTTGCGCATCTGCGCTTCTGTCACGACTCACCGTGCGGCGTACGCGGGGTCACCGTTACTGACGGAGAGTCACCGCGCGTGACCTCGATCTTCAGGTGGTCGTACTGCGCCTGAATCGTCGCAACGCCGGCATCGATCGCGGCGATGTCCCAGCCCGCCGGCGCCTGCTTGGACCAGCCGCCGATCAGCCGACCGATATACGGCACGTTGTTGGTGATGTTGAGTGGCCCGTCGCCGAGCCGATACCGCAGCACGGCCGCCGTACCCGCTTGCTGCGGGCCCGCGCCGTCGGCGTCGCCAGTCACCGGCGACCCGATCCCGGGGACGAAGTTTGCGCGCGCGTGCCCGGTGTCGACCGGACACGCCTCGACAAGATTCGCCGTGACCTCGAGAGTGATCGCCGATGCCGCGCGCGCGATCTGTAACAGCAACTGCTGCGTAACCGCGGCGGCCTGGTCGTCGGCCATAAGCTACCGACGATGCGGCGATTGCTGTGACTTGCTCTGCTGCGCTGTCTTGGCCGAGCCGGGGACGCAGTGCACTGCGAACGTTCGCCACAGATCCCAGATGCCCCGCTCATCGAGCCCCAGCTCACGCCAGGGGAACGGCGCGCCCGCCGCGTAGCGCTTGCCCGCGACTGCCAGATCATGGCTCACCGCGAACGGCTGAGTGAAGCTGAACGGCACCCGGTTGTTCATGCGAGCGCCTACGGCGTGATCATCGCGCGGAACAAGGTACCCATATCCGCCGTGACGATCCCGTAACCGTTGTACATGTCCATCACCGACCGCCACGAGCCGCCCGGTCCGGCATTCTCTTCGCGGTAGCGCCGGATCTGCATACCGTCGGGGGCCATCGACGTCCAGACGAAGCGCGCCATGGCGGACGGCTGATCGGTGGCGATGTTGAGGCTTGCGTCAGCGTTGGCGCTGCCTGCGCCAGGTGCGTAGTAGAGCAGCGCGCCATCGGCCGGCACGATGTAGCTGTTGGTCGCCGCAAGCCCCGGCAGCGCGGTATTGAGAATCGCGCTCGACACGCCGACATACTGCAGCTCAAGCAGACCTGCAATATCCGTCAGCGACGCCATCTGGTTGCGAACCACCGGAAAGCTGCCCGTGGTGAGCGTCGCGCGGATCAGCGGATGATTGCGCAGCTTTTGCCAGAAGGTGTCGCCGAACACGGCCGCATTCGGCTTCTGACCGGTCCGCTTGCCTTGCTGGCTGCGCTCGTCAGCAAACCACGCCACCGGATCGTTGGTTGCGTCGTCGACATAGCGCCGAACGCCGGTCGCGTTGCCTGAGCTGATCGCGTCGGCAGCGCCACCGGTGACGGTGCGATACCACGGCGATGCCGCACCCGGCGCGAAAAATGCCTTCGCGGTGCGAAACTCCGCGCTGAGCAACGCCTTGTACGCCAGCGCGCGCGGGATCATCGTATTGGGATTCGAATCGATGTCGCTCGCGGCCTGTGCAGCGTCATTGAGATCGTATGCCAGCGTCTGCGCATCGGTGTCGAAGCGCTGAGTTGCTCGAGCGAACGTTCCAACCTTGGGCAGCGCGGTCGGCCCGCGTACTTCCATTTCGTTGCGGTTGAAATCGTCCATCGTCCAGACCGTGTACAGCCCAGAGGGCTTCTGCACGTTCTGGCGCGGCGCCAGAAACGGTGCGATGAAATTCGCTTCGGTCTGAAACCGCCGGACCGCTACTCCGGTTTGGATGGCGTCGACGTAGTAGTTGGGTCCGGTGAATGGCATCGCGTATTGCTCCTAGTTTCCTTGTCGGGGTCGTCGGAAAAGCTCGAGCTACGCGCGCCGGATGGCGCGGACGTAGACGTTGGCGAGACCACTGCCGGCTGCGCGAGTGAAGGTCACGCGCATCGTGTCGCCGATCGCGAATACGGTTTGCGCCGGATCGAGCGTCGCAGCTCTGGTCGTGGCCTTGTCGACCGCCGCGGCGATCGCGTCACTGACCGCGGTCGCGCCGTGCTTGAGCTGCGCGGTGTTCGCGGCGCCTGCGCCGCTCTTGATCACCCAGACGTCGATCACTTCGACCTTCTCGGCGATCACCTTGTCGTAGTCAGCGGTCGCGGCGTCGGGAATCGCGAACACGTAGACGCCTTCCTGGCCAGCGGTCAGCGCAGTGTCAGAGACCAGCGCGGACACTCCGGCTCGGCTCAGAGGCATGAAGCACTCGATGATCGAGCCGACGGTGCCCGAGGTCAGCGCAAGCCCGTTGGTGGCATTGCCAGCGACCGCCGTGACGCCACGACCCACGCTGTCGGTGGTGATCGCGTCGCCGCGCGTGACCGTTCCGCCGGCGATCAGCTCGAATACGCGCTCGACGTACGCGTCGACGGCATCGCCCACGACGGGGACCTTGGTGTAATGCGCGCCGATCACTGCGTCAGCGCGCTCACCGGCCACCGTGCACACGGTGAGCCCGGTCGCGGACATCTTGCCGAAACGCCGAAAGTTCGCGGTCAGATTGCCCGCTGCTGGAATGGTGATTGGTCTGCTGTCGATCGCCATGTGAAATGTCTCCTGTTTCAGATCGTGAGCGGGTAAACGAAGCGCGGTCGACTACGACGCTGGGCCGGCCGCGTAGCCGCGGGTCGCGTCGTACGCAGCCTTGAGCGCTCGGCCTTCGGCCGTGGCGAGAAATGCGCCGGTCGCGTCGATCGGATCGGCGATCTTGCGGATCGTGGCGAATGCCGCGCGCGCCTTTTCGAATTCCTCGAGAGCATCCGCTTCGAGCGGCGACCCGTTCGAGGTGCCGTGTGCCTTGCCAAGCGCGACCATGGCGACGTTGGCCGCCTTGATCGCTTCGAGCGCTTCCTTGCGGATCGTCTCGTCTGGGATAGCGTCAAGTGCGCGCATGATCGCGATGTGCACCGGCATGGTCTTGGCGAACGCTGACAGATCGGTCGCCGCGCGCTTTTCGAACGCTTGCGTTTCGGCGAGCGCCTGAGACTTCGCGAGCGCCTCGGCCTGCGTCGCCTGCACGACCGCGGCGGCATCCGACTGCTTGGCCAGCTGCAGCGCTACGCTGCCGTCCGACCGCCGGATCTCGATCCCGCTCGCAGTCTTGTAGATCGGCGCATCGGCGTCACCGACGGCCTTGAGCACCGCATCGCGCTCGAGCTGCGACTTTGCCAGGAAGCCCTCAGCGTCCTGACCGCGCAGCGTGGCATGGTGCGCGCGCTGTGCATCGCTCAGTGACGCGACTTGCTCGAGCCGCGCCACCGTCTTGGTCAGCTCGGCGATCTTGATCTCTTGCTCGGTGGGCATCGATTGCTCCTGTGACTTGACGGTAGGGACCGCTACGAGAGGGGTCGAAATGGCGACGGGGGCTGCTGCGCTCAGCGCTTTCTTGGCCCCTTGCTTCGCGGCCTGCCTGGCCCCGCACGCGGCGCAATACGCGTCGTCGGCCCCACACATGGCCCCGCAGTCCGCACACTTGGTCATGGGCATCGCCATGGCCTTGTCGACCGGCTCTCGAGTGCCAAGCCCCGCGATCGACACCCCGGTATAGGCGCCGGAGCGGAGCTTGCCGAGCGCCTCAGGCGACGGCCGGATCGCGACCATGAGGCCCGAGGTCTTCACCCCATCACCGACGGCCTTGCCAAACATCGCGCGCGCGACATCCGAATCCATCGGATAGGCGAAGGCCACGCGCGAGGTCTGCTGACCGTCGTGCATCTCGTCGACTGCCGCGCCCGAATGCATGAAGGTCTCCGCGGCCTTGATGAAATCCGCCCCGATCGCGTCGCCCTGGAGATCGTGATACGGTTGCCCGGTCTCGTCGGTGCAGGTGAATGCCCAGCAGTGGACCAGCGGGTTATCGCCGTCGCCGATCTTGACCACACGTGCGGTCGCCTGCGCCTGGATCTCGTCGGCCTCGCGCGCATCGACCGCGCGCTTGATCAGCCGGATACTCGCAGTCTCCTGCGCCGGTTGGTCGACCAGGGAAACAAAGTCCAGTTTTGAGAGCTTGAGCTTGAACCGCCTGGGTGCTGTCACCCGGTAAGGCTCACAGCGCCAGCCACGCGGGGCGAATCAGCCGCGAGGACCACCGGTAAGCAGCGCGCCCAATCTGGCGAGAAACCCCGGCCGCTGGTTTTCCTTGGCCTCAAAGGCAACCAACCAGCGCTCAAGCTCGATGGCTTCGCCGCTCGCAATCTGATCAGCGGTGTAGACCGTGCCCGACACAACGCTGCGGTAGCGCAATTCGCTATGCGGCATGTGCGGCTCCCTGACCTCAAGCGTAACGAACCCCGGCACCGTCCCGGCCTCAGGCCCCGTAACCTCGAAATGGTAGCTGTCCCCCTGTCGCATCTGGACCTGCGCGGCGGTGTACGTCTGCCCAGATACCCGGTGCCGATAGAGCGTCTGGCCCTGGTAGTCGGCCGCCTCATAGCCAACCGGTGCCGGTCGGTCAGTCGGTACGATCTCGATGCCGGTCGATCCCGGTGTTCGGTACGGGTCGCCGGTGAGCGCGGTAGGCGGCGCCATTCGTCGCGGCGGTGCAAGCACGGGCGGCGGTCTCACCGCAACGCGCGGCCCGGCGAGCGCCGGCACGATGTCGTTCGCGCCGCCCGCGATCTCGCTCGCGACGCCGATCCGGAACCCTTCTTCGAGCTGCGCTACCTCGGCCTCGACCGCAGCATGCGCGGCCGCTATGCGCTCAGCATCCGCGCGCGCGAGATCCAGCGCGACTCGATGCTCCGCAAGGCGTTGCTGCGCTTGCTGCAACTGTTGCTGTTGCCGACCCGCGATCGCCTCAGATGACGGCGGCATCGTCTCCAGCTGCACTCGTGGTGCCGGCGGCGCAATGGGGACCGGCGGCGGCATGTGGATCGGCGGCACGGTCGGGATCGATGGCCGCGCCGCTCGTCCTGCGGCGACCACGACACGCGTCGACACCGCGCAGCGACAATTGAGCGTCTCGCCTGGCCCAGCATCAGGGTCGCCTGGGAAACGCAAGCGGCCCCCGATGCCACTGGTAAACAGCTCGCCAAACGCGCGAACCTGGCCGTGCATCGACTTGTGAAACGACCGCTCGTTGTTCTTGTTTTTCGCGCCTGGCGAGTGGTTCCAGGTACGCACAATCTGATCAGGGTGCAGATCGCCGCTCGCGACCGCCTGACGGTACAGCTCCTCACTACCCTGATGCGCAACGCGTAGGCCCTCGGTCCGCGCGATCGTCTCGGCACGCAGCGCGATAAAGTTCCGCTGATACGCGTCGACCATCTTGTCGATCCGGTCAGCGGGGATCGGTTGCCGATCGCGAATCGCGGTGCGCAGACTCGCGTCGTAGCCGCCATGACGCAGTTCGCGTGCAAGCGCGCCGCTGAGGTCTCCAGCCTCAAGCGCGCGCCGGTAGTTCTGCACCACGTCGCGCTGATACGAGGTCAACCCGATCGACTCGCGGATCTCCTTGGCCATCGCGCGTGGCCCGACACCAGTTCGGGCACCGTCCTCAAGCACACCGCGGATCACCTCGCGCTGCTCGTCGCTGATCTCGCGAATCAGCTTGAGCTGGTTCTGCTGTGCCCATTTCAGTGCAGGCGGATCCGACACGTCGAATACTGAAAACTTCTTTTCGACCTTCTGAAATTGCCCGTTGAGCCACCTCGCGGCCGCCTGTGCTGCAGTCACGTATACCGCATGCTCACTCGCGGCAAACTTGCCGGCTGTCGCCTCGAGATCAGGAAGCACATCGTGATGACCTCCGGTCGCAAGCCGCGCCGTAATCGCATCAATACCGTTCTCGTCGCGCAGGTGAGCCAGCATCGAGACCCAATCGCGTCGTAGCCGGCCCTCAGATCTCGTGAGTAATGCGTCCATCGCGTCAGCGTCCATCGCGTCACCGACACTGACAGGTGTAGACCGCGCTGGCCGCGTCGCGCTGAACGCCGGCTTCGACGATCGTATACGTGCCGTCTGCGATCGAAATTCGATCTCCGGGCTCTGGGATCGCGCCACTCTCGATCGAGGCTGCCCAGAGCTTGATGCTGCGGTCACCGACCTGGATCTGTGCACCTGCGCTGCTGCTGGTGACGTAAATGCTGTACGTCGAGACGATGCCCTGCGCGGCGTAGTCCATGATCGTGCGGGTGCGGCCCTCGGTCAGCGCGCCCGGATTGCGAACACCGTGAACGATCTTGGTGAGCGTAACAGGCAAGGACATCCCGGCACCGACCAGCGCATCAGACACCAGCTGCGCGATGTCGCCGTCGAGCAGCCCCATTTACTTGTCCTCGACCACGACGAACTGGCGGTGACTTGCGTACGACGAGCACGATTTCCCGGCCGACCCCCAGCCGCCCTCAACGCCGTCGCCCGGCATCGCCAGAAACCGACCGACAAGCATCTGGACCGCGAACGGCAGCCGCGTCGCGGTGCCCAGCGCGACCGAAGTTCGCGCGAAGTAGGTCACCCCGACGCCGCCACCGGCGTTGACTGAGGCCAGGTTCGATCCCTGATCGGCGACGGTCACCACCGACGGCTTGGTCGCGATCGCGACTGCCAAGAGACACGCGCCCTGCACGATCTCGTGCGGTACCGTCGTGCTGTCGACTGGAATGCCGTCACGCAGTAGGCCGGTGCGCGGAAACGCCAGCGTGGTGATGCTGGCACCGACCAGACGCGTCGGGTCACCGCTCCATGCCTGTGCATCGAGAAACCGCGTTGCCGTCGTCAGCGTTCGAGCCTGATCATCCGCCGCCAGCCCGAGCCATTTGGTCGCAGCTGGATCGTACATGCTGCCGACAAAGGCGATCGCCGCCGTAAGCCCGGCATAGATCTCGACACTCGGGGTCACGCCGGTGATGCTCGCCAGAAAGATCGTCATTGCTTGACCTTGGCCTTTGGCTTGGAGGGTTTTTCGCCCAGATCGTCGACCGGGATATCGACCTCGCCCTGGGCCGGATCGACCGGGGCTGGCGCTGCAGCGTCAATGCCAGGCGGCGGTAGACGCAACGCACCACGCGGCTCACCAAGCGCGCCAAGTAGCTCGGCCGACGGTTCCGGCGGCGGCGGCAGGCGCATCCGTCGGCGAATCACCGCGATCGCCTCGTCATCGGACTGCAGCCCCGCTTGTGCAAGGTGCGACAGCGCAATGCACACGCCTTCGATCGCGTCCGTGCTGATTGGCTCAGCAACGAGCTTGGGAGTGCAGGTATCAGGATCGAGCCCGTTAAGCCCGACGAGCACGCGCGCCAGATCGTTTTCGGCGAACGCTGCGATCTCGCTGAGCGTGGTCTGCAAGCTCGTCGCGAATACCGAGACCTTGGAATCGTGCATGCCGTAGGTCCCGGCCGAATTGCCGCCGCCGATCATCGCGAATTCGATCCCAAGCACGCGTGCGATCTCGAGCTGCAACCGGCCGATCGCCGCAGCCACGGCATCGACGCCGTTCGCGTCGCCGCGGAGCAGCTCGAAGGCCCATTTCTGGACCGCGGTGATCGAGGACTGATCAGCATTGCGATAGGTGCCCGAGTCGAGGAGCAGATACTGCAGTTTCTCAGGCGACTTGACGATCCCCTGCAGCGCCTCGCGTAGCTTCTGCGTCCGCTCGGAAACGTAGCCCTCGATCTTGGCCTTGTCGTTCCCGACCTCGGTCTGCGCTGCGGCCTTGAGATCGACGATCGGGGCCCGGCCGATCGGCATGCCCCGCAGATCGGTCTCGTACGCCAGCCCCTCGAGTCCCTCGAGTACGCCTAGCCGGCGCACCAGCTCGACGACGTGGCGCATGAGGCCCACGCCGTCGGGGCTGTCGGTCAGCGTATCGTCGACCGCATAGAGCAGCCGGCCACGAGGGATCACGTACCGGACGCCACCAGCGCCCAGCTGACCGACAGCCTGCCAGGGCGAACGATCGTCGGGCTTGTCCCAGCGTTCGATCGTATGCTGTGGCCGATGCGCGATGTCGCTGAACACGATCATCCCGTCGGCGCGACGGGTCGCAGACCACTCGTGCAGCGAGTAGCCAAAATACTTGTAGAGCGCCGTACGACGCACGATCGTCGAGAACGGCTTGGGCATGCGCGCGTTGATCAGGCCCTCGGTAACGATCTCGACACCGCGATCGGCATCCGCACCGCCGCGCTCGTTAGGCTCGGCATGCCACGCGGTGCCGGCGAGCAACCCACCCGCATAACGCAGACCGGTCGCGACGATGCCGGTGTTGGCAGCGTTGGCGTACGTGACCCACTTGGCCTTGCCCTGCAACTCGGACCGGCGCTCGTCCGATTGCAGGTAGCCGCCGTAGGATTGGATCCCGTCGCCTCCGTTGGCGGTCGCGTTCGAGGCCGGACGCGCACCGGCCGTGAAAAAGCTCGACAGCGCTTTACCGACGGATCCGAACAATCCCACGAGCCGACGCTAGGCGCTCCAGTCGGACAGGGTCGATTCGCCCGTGATCTCGGGCTCGTCGACAATGATCCCGCCATAGCCACCGTGATCCGCCGGCAGATCGGGGCAGCGCACGACCGCCGTGAACGCGCGCGAGATCGCGTCTACGATATCGTCGTGGTCGCCGTAGGGGAAATCGATCAGCTCGCGCTGCGCCAGCTCGCAGCCCGGGTGCCGCACGATCGCGAAGTTCTGCGCCTGCGCCTGACCTGACACGGGCTTGGCGCGGGTGACCTTGTCCTTGGCTTCAGGCGACGACGACGCATAGCGACCCACCGCGCACTCACGCTTGATGTAGGTCGCGTACAGCTTGCCAGTGCCGGGATCCTCGGGGATCGACCAGTCAACGCTCAGCGGGTCGTCAACGTGCTGCTTTTTGATGAACGCCTCGACGTCGCCCGGCGAGCCCCGCTTGGTCTGTGTATCCCAGAGGTAGAACCGCTTATCGGGCCCGCGCGCGAGCCTGGCGGACGCCGTCGGATCGGCCTTGGCCGACACCCCACCACCGCCGAGATCCCAACCGCGCTTCCCGACCCCGACGCCAAGCGGCACCTCATGGGGCTCGATGATCGGGAGCCATTCCAGTTTGAACCACGAGCCGGACTCCTCGAGTGGCCATTGATCGTGCTGCGCGCAGACGGCATCGGAACCGCCGTCGATCATCATCTGCGCTTCCATCTCGTCGACCTTGTCGAGCGGGAACCGGATCGGGTCGGCCAGCTCGCCAAAGTCGTGTCTCGGATCGACGTAACCGATCGAGCTTGGTCGCCAGGCCGGTGAGCGCCGCGCCGGATGATCGGCGCCCTTGTAACGCATCTCGATGAGGAGCAGCTCGTAGCCCAGCGCCGGGTTTTTCAGGATCACTCCGGCGATGTCGTGCAGGTGAATGCGCTGCATAATGCCGATCGTCGCGCTGGCCGCGATCGGCCGATCGTCGTCGGGATCGATGTCGAGCTTGCGCCCGTGGACGTCACGGACCCAGAACGGGACTCGCACGTTGACCGTGCCGCTGGCGTTGCGTACGCGGGTCGGCAGCGTGCGTGCAAACCAGCGCGTTCCCATCGCGAGCGCGGCCTGCGAGTCGCCATCCTTGACCGCATGCGGGTCATCGAATAACAACCGATCGGCCCGAAACCCGGTTGCCTGCCCGCGCACCGAGGACGATCGGCGCCAGCCACCATGGCTATTCCTGTAGTAGCTCTTGGCCTTACCGTGACCCTCGATCTGGAATCGGTCACCCCAGAACCGTTGATACACTTCACTCTCGATCACGCGCCGACAGTCGCCGTTCTGCTCCTCGGATAGCGAATCGGAATACGACCAGCTCATGTAACGCAGGTCAGGCCGATTCCGTGGCCCCCACTCCCACGCTGGCCACATGACGTTCACCAGCCGCGATTTGGTGAAACCCGGCGGCACGGTGATCAACAGCTTGGTGATCTTGCCATTGCTGACCGCTTCGAGATGGGCGCAGATCGCCTCTTGCACCCACGTCCGAACGAACGGCTGGCCAGGATCGATCACCGGCCACATCAGCTCCACGAAATCGATCAGGTGTAGCTCCGCGCGGAGCCGCGCTAGCTCCAATCGCGTCGCCGCAGGATCCGCCAGCAAATGGCAAACGGCAGCGGCCGACAGCATCAGTTACCCCCGGGCACGTCGTCGGGCGCATCGATCGCGTCGTCAGCTTCGACGTCGATCACGTTGCCCACGGCCTCGTCGGTTAACCGCCCGGCCACCTTGGCCGCCTCGACGTTGGCGAGGATGCGCTCGAGATCTGCGCGATCGCGATCATCGAGTACGGCGACCAGCTCACGGAGCTGGGGCGCGGCGGTCACGCCGGCCGAGATCTCGACCTGTTGCGGGGCATACGCCCCGACCAAGCGGCCGTACTCGCGCAATGCCGCCACGGCGCCGCCGTAGTCGTGTTCCTCTTCGGCCGACGCGGCGATCCGGGTGAACCGCTCGATCAAGCCGACCTTGATCGCGGGCAATTCCCGCATGAACTGCGCGGCGAGGAAGTTTCGGACCGAGATCCACGTCCGCTCGGCGCATGATATCGAACAATGGAAGCGCTCGCGCACGGCATGCCGGACACGTGCCGAGCGCATGATCTCCGAGCCGCCGCCGCGGCAATCCTTCACGTAGCAGTCGATCGCGAACTGCATACGCTCGGGGTTGCCGAATTCGCGCATACCGAACGCCTGGCGCGGATTGGCGGTCATCCGCCGCGACGGATCGAGCGCTACCGCCTTGGGCTTGACCGGCACTACGCGCCGAGCTTTCGCGACTTGCCGGGCACGGCGAGCGGCGCCGCGACCTGGCCAAAGTGCCCGATCCGCTCGAGTACGTCATCAAGGTGACGGCCGACCCGCTCGCCGTGGCTCGCCGCCGCCGCGGCGAAGTGCTGGCGCTCGCCACGCGGCCATGCCTTGGCCTCGTCGCTGTCGAGCAGCGCGAGCGCGGTCCGGAATGCGGCGAACGACTCACTGGCCATCTGGATATCCTGGCGGTTCAGCGCCGCGTGGGTCTGTTGACCGCGGCGCTGCTGGCCGTGGTAGCGCTCGCGGCCATCCGCGTGGGTGCGGGTTGCGGCGGCAAGCCGTACGGACTTGGCGACGGTGACAGCCTCGGGCGGCGTGACCTTGGACAGCCGGTTGCGGACGACGCGGCAGCGCAGGCACGAGGTGTCACCCCGGAGCCGCGACCCGCCGCAGTGGACGCAGACCTTGGCCCGGCGGTAGCGGCTCGTCGCCTTGCGCCACCACCGGCGCTTGGACGCGCGCGCGGCATCGCGGTGGGTCTCGCAGAGCAGCGAATCCGGCGCTGGCGGCCCGCCGCAGCTGGTACACACGCCGGTTTCCTTGCGGAGCTGGTAGAGTGACACCTACAGGCGACGTAACCTGACCGGGCGGTTGAGACAATCAGCCGCCGGACTAGAGCTGCAACTAGATTCCGCCGTCGCTAGCGCTGTGCAGCCGCGGCGGAATCCCAGCGCTGAATCTGTGGCGCTGCCCCGTGGCCCCGAGCTGTCCCCGCTGGCGTCGCTGGTCTCGAGGTGACGCCCCAGGTGGCCGAGGGAAACGAGCCCGCGCCGCGAGCGCGACCAGAAGTGAACGCAGGCGCGCGTGACAGGTTCCGCACGCGCTGTCAACTACAGCTTTACAATCGCTCACCGCTGGCGCTACCCTGCAGGCACCCGAGGCCAGAGTCTCAATCGCCACTGCTACCTGGGACTCGCTACCCCATCGATGTCCCTTGGTCGCACTTCTTTTGTTGCCAGGGAGTCGTCGATCCCCTATCTTCTGTTTGTGGGTTGGAGCCGAGGGAGGGGACAGCAGACGACCGACCGACCGACCGACCGACCGACCGCTCACTGACAACCGAATAGCCGAGACCTTGCACAGCGCTGCGACCGTTATAGGCCATCCGCCTAGACCAGTACCAGATACGCTCGCCGAGGTCAGAGCCCCACAATCGCAAGCTACGACAGTACACCACCCAGGGTGGCCTCAACCGTAGCAGGTTGGCAGTGCGCACCACTCACTTACAGGTGGCGCCTACTACCAGCTACCGAACCGCAAACCTTTAACGAAAGCCGCCCCATGAGCCAAGTCAGACACACAATCGACCTCACCGTAGACGACAGCCGCACGTACCGCTTTTGCGTGTACGCCTCCGAGGTCACGCTTGCAGGCATGGGCTCGCACCCATGGTGCAACGTCGATGGCTCCACCACGATTCGCAAGGCCGCCTACCACGCGACCGCGCAGGAAATCGCCAGCGCCGTGCGCGAGCTGTGGGAGCGCTCCTCCTACGAGGCGCCGCACACCGTCGAGCCTGTGTGCATCTCGCTAGGCGCGTAAAGGACAATGACCATGACCGACACCGCAATCACTCTCCGCGCACACCTCCTCACCGCACTAGCAGATCTCGACGATGGCGCTGGCACCCTCGCGACTGTGGTCGATCTGGCCATGCACGACAGCTCCGCGTGCACAGTCGCCGACGTGCGCGAGATCGTACTCGACGCACAGGCCGATGCGCGCGTAGAGAGGCAAGCGTGACCGACCGCAGCAAGCCGCTCACCACTGCCGATTTCGACGCGTTCACGCTCGACGCTGCGACCACCGTCGAGCGCACGCCTGGGTCGCTGAAACCGCGCGCCGTTGCCGTGCTCGTGGCGCTGCGAGGTGGGCCGCTGACGTCGCGCCAGCTCTGTGCCGCGCTGCGCGACAGCTGCGAGGCGCACACGCTGAGCCTGCTCGACGACATGCGCACAGGCCGCGTCGCGAGCGCGCTCAATCGCCTGTGGTACCTCGACGAGGTGGGCGTTGCGTGGCTAGAAATCAATAACCTCGCGTGTGTCACGCGCGCGAAGTACTACCCCCGAGCCGTCGCAGCTGTCCGCGAGGCGCCGTCGCTCGAATCCGTGCCCGAATCCGCTGAATCCGTCGAGACCTGGTGAACCCATGGCAAAACCCAGGGCGCCATTGACCCGCGACGAACTTGTCCGCGTCGCCAATTCCGCCGCCGCACTGGCGTTCGTGCGCTGCACGCGCATGACTGACGCCGCGTTCGCCAGGGGCCGCAGCGCTGCGTTCGCCGCGATCTACCGCGCCGATCGCCTGGCAGGCACCGCGACGCATCCGCATGCAGCGTTCGCACACGGTATTGGTGCACTTGCCGACGAAGGCACCGAGCAAGCCCGCGCACAATGGCAGGCGGTGCAAGACCGGCGCGGCACAAACGGCATCTTCCGCAAGTAACCAGGGCATGGCGCCCATCGACCGCAGCACGCCGTGCTGCGTTGACCGACGCCACGACCACAGACCCGAGACACCAGACAGGAGTAGCCCCGTGACCATGACCCTTATCAAGCTTGAACTACTCATCGAGAGCGATAAAGACCCCGAGCAGGTGGCCGCGCATGCACAGGCACTGCTTGACCACGGATCGATCCGCGACGCGTTCGGCACCGCTGGCTTGCCGCTTGACGCGGCAACGGTGACCGACTGGGCAAACGTGCCTGGCTCGAGTGACGCCGCCGACTCGCACGATAGCCACGACCGACCGCTGCGCGAAACCGACGAGGATCACCTGCTTGGCTCCTACAGCGAGCAGGCACAGGCCGACCGCGACCGTAACCGGTAGACGCTACCCCACCGCTCGCTCTTGCGTTGTTGCAGTCCGCCCTCGCGAGCGGTACCGTGACACCAGACCCCCGAAACCCAGACCAGGACATCAGCCACATGTACGTCAAGACTCTAGCCAAGGTCACCGGAATCCCTGCCGCGCAGGTCGCAAGCTCTCCCGGTGTCACTGATCAGGGCATGCCGCAGGTGATGACCATGATCTCCGCGCTGGATGTATTCGGCATCCCGAGCGTGGTCGCATCGTTGCGCATGTCAGCGACCGAAGCACGCGATGTTGCGGCGCGCATCGTCGCAGCCGCAATCGAGGCTGAACGCCTCGCCCGCTGCCCCGCCTAGCCAAGCCATCCACGACGAGGACACCAGACCATGACCGTCAAGCCCTATATCACCTACCGCGTTGAGACCTACGTTTCCGGCGGACTCGCCCCAGTCCACCGCCAATACTTCGACCGAGACCAGGAAGCGGCCGAGCGATTCGCAACACAGCGTCGCGAGGAAGCGCAGCGCATCGGGTCCACGCACAAAGTCATCGTTATCCGAGATGAGCCCCACACCGTGACCACGAGAACACCGACCACCGACATCATCGGTTACAAGGTCACGCACACCCACACCTGCCGCGTCGACAACTACGACAGCTACGACGAGGCCGTCTCCGCGGTGCGTACGGTCTACGGCGCCGATACCGAGATCGGCCACGACGGCGACATCGCAGCCGGCGGCGAGCGCACGCTGTGCTGGACCGACAAGGCGACCTGCGCCGACGACGACGGCGCGCGCACGTGCTGCTGTATCTGGGTCCGCCACGCGCGCGAGGTGCGCTCGTGACCCGCTGTCAGTGCAGTCAATGGAGCGGCGAGCCATGCGGCTCGTCCGAGCCGCCGAGCGTGCTCGTCGAGTTCATGCCGGTACGGCACCGCGACGCGCACACCGACGGCGGTAACCGCGGCGTGTACCCGCACAACGGCGCGGTCCGCGTCACCGTCACCCCGGCGTGCGCCGATCTCATGGTCGCCAGCAACGGCGACTGGTGCGCGGTCGTGGGCATCGCGTACGAGGTGGCGCCGTGAGCAGCGAACACGTTGATCTGTCCGTGCTGCCGATCGGTGTCGGATTCGATCTACGCGTCGCCGGCATCGCGATCATGATACCCGCGACGACGCGCTCGGTCGCGTACGATCTCGACGGCGAGGAGCAGATCATGCGCGGGACCACGACCGACATCGTGACCGCGTTGCGGCGCGCCGGCTACGCGGTCCTCGATGAGGTGACGCCATGACCCGCGCCACTATCGAGGAGCGAGGCAACGGCCTGGCCGACGTCGGCGAATTCGTGGCCGGCGACGATGGCCAGGTCTACGTCGTCGAGCAGCTGATCGGGCCAATCCACACCGGGACCGCGGGGCGAGGTAACTACGTCCACGCGGAGCTGGCGCTGGCCGACTGGTCAGATATCGACGACAACACGGAGCCACGCTGCAGCGCCGTGCTCGACAGCAACGCAGCTGAGGAGCAGCCATGAGCATGCCAAGCGGCCCCTACATGTTCGGCGCGCGCAACAGCGACAAGCCCACGCCGCCGGCCGAGCGCAAGCGACTGGCCGCGATCGCCAAGCGCCACGGCGCCGAATTCATTGAGATCCGCGACGCCAACCGGACCTACCGGCGCTGGTTCACGTGCAAGAACCTTGGCGAACCGTTTGACTCGGCGGTCGCCAGGGCCGTACTCGCCGACGTCGCCAAACTGGGCCTGTAGCGCTGCGAGCCCCGCTACCTCACAGCTCGCAATTCTCTTGTTGCAGGTCTACCTCGCACGAGGTACTGTAGAGACTCAGTCAGACACCAGACACGAAAGCCAATCATGAAAATCACCGCTACCACAGCCGCGAACCGGGATACCCGCGTCGAGCTAGTATCCGACCTGGTCACGCTGGCCAAGCAGATCTCTGACGCACTCACGTGTGCCGAGTCCTGCGAAACTGACACTGACCTTGATGCAAGCCTGATCGACGCGATCGACGCGGCGAAGCAGTTCCTCGCTGCGGCCCTGACGGGGGTCACCTCGTGAAGCGCTACACCGAGGAGCACGCCAAGCAGATAGCCAAAGACTTCGCCGGCACGGAGCTGGCGGGCGCATGGGACCTGTTCGGCCAGGAAATCCGACGCGCCATCATCGACTCCGTGGTGATGGACACGATCCGCGTCGCCGATACCGTTGACAGCACCATGCAGCTGACCGCAGCCGAGATCATGGCGTTCCGCGGCATGGTCGAGAGCAAGCTCGCCGATGGCGCCCGTGGGAGGCGGCGGTACGTCGTCAGCGACTACGAGCAAGGCGCGACCGACGCCACCCAGGCCAAGGAGCAATCGTGATCGTCACCATCGACGTCCCCGACCAACTGGTCACCGACACCATCATCACGGCCCTCGAAGGCGGCATCAACTACTGGTGTCGGAGCGCCGAACGCGGCTCGGCTGACCGGCTCAACATCACGTTCTTTGAGAACGAGGGACCACACCCAGGCACGCGGCACGCGTTCGTCGCGTCCGACTGGCCGCGCATCCTGGCGACCATGGCCACCAAGGCGCCGCGCCATTTTGCCAACCTCGTCGGCGATTACGGCGACGCCGTGACCGCGGACGTGCTGGTCCAGATCGCGTGCTTCGGAGAGATCAAGTATGGATGACCACAGACAGGACAGGATACGACAATGACAACCACAGACTCAGAATCCAAGTCACGAACCATCACCCTCACCGACGCGGCGCCGGTCCGGATCCGCGACGCAGATTGGCCCGTCATCGCGCAATCGACCTGGTACGTGGAGCGCCACGAGTGCGACGCGACCCGCGTGTGGTGGCTCAAGGTCCGCCAGCATGCCGACGGCCGGGTCATCGTCTACGGCGGCCTGAACACGCGATGGGAGGGCGAGCACAACCGGCGCGCGGGCATCGTGCTCGACAAGGGCGAGTACGTGGTGGGAGCGATCAAAAGCGTGGCTGCGCTCGTCGGCGCGGACAAGTGTCAAGACGCGTGTATCTCGTCCCTGCCCCCGGTGGAGATCTAGCCCGTGGCCGACGGCAAGCTCAAGAGCCGACACCACCTCGAGGCCGCCATCGCCCGCGGCCTGGAAGCGGCCGACCACGATACGATCGGGATCATGCCCCGCTCGCTGTTGGTCAGCTACATCGCTGATTTCGTCGAGCAAGCGCTCGTCTCGGACGCCGCCCTGTGCCCGTCGCGCCGGGGCAGTGCGGAGGCTGGCTACCGATGCGCGCTGCCCGCGGGTCACACGGGCGACCATGCTACCGAGGGTCAGCTGACAACGTGGAAGGGCAAGCCATGAGCGATTTGATGTTTCGCAGGTTCAGCCGTGCCGGGATCGCGAATGACACAGAGGCACGCCGCGTGCTCCGCAACGCGGTGATTCGCGCTCGCCGTACACTGCTCACTGACACATCAGACCTGCTGGCGCTCTGTGATGATCTCGGCAGCGTCTTGGAACAGGTCGACGGAGAGTGGCCGGATTTCGACATCGAGGAGGAAGAGCAGCGAGCCCAACCCGGGGAACCGGGATGGGGCGATCCGATCAACAAGCGGCCCGCCATGAAACTGCAACCTCGCCAAGCAAAGACCAAACGCGCAAAGGCCAAGCCATGACCCGCCAGTGCCCACACTGCGGCAACCGCGATCCCAGGTTCATCCAGAGCAACGGCGAGCCCGACGCGTCACCCGCGCTCTCGCTGCTCTGCGTCGCCAGGGTCGCGCCCGACGAGTGGAGCTTCGACACCAGGCCGCACGCCGCGGATTACGATGACGCCGGCAAGGTGCCGTGCGGCATGCAGTGGGATCCGAACGAGGACAAGGGCCACGCGTGCAACCATCCAGCACACCGGCGCGGCACGCACGGCCGCTTGCAGTCCAATCAGACGGTCTGCATGCAGTGCGGTGACGTGGTGCTCAAGAGGAAGCCATGACGAACCGCCTCCCGCCCGAAGGCGAATCGCCGCTCTTGTGCGCGCGCTGCGCCCGCGGCCACGGGTTCCGGCGCGTCCGCCCGTGCCTGG